GAAGAAATTTACATGGGCTAAGTCCACCAGAGGAAGTAATGGCACCAGCGCTGTTGTATTCTCTGTTTATGCACCAAACGGCACCATCGTCATGAATCAGTCCGGCAGCTTATCCCTTGCCACCTCTGCTTATTCTGGTACGACTGCCATCACGAGTGCCACCTATCAGTGGGCAAAATACACTGGTGGAAAATGGGCGAATATTTCCGGTGCAACTTCTTCTACTTTGACGGTATCCGGAAGTGATATTGTGAATATCCAGTCTTATCGATGCACGATGACCTATGGTGGCAAATCCTATGTAGACGTTATCACTGTCGAAGATAAATCCGATCCGTATGTATCGGAGCTTCTTTCTATTGGAGGTTTCACAGTAAAGAATAATCAGGGAGGTGTCTGCCCATATGTTATCGTCCGTACCAATCAGCAAGAAGTAGATGGGCTTCTCGGTCCAATCAGCGAGACGGCTCCTTCTAATCCTGCGACCAGCGCATTCTGGTATAAAATCAGTCACTCAGCCAAAACAGTTACTCTTCAGAAATATTCCGGTAGCGCATGGGTAGATGCCACAGAAAAACAGTCTCTGACTTATAACTGGTATGCTCAGGACAAAGATGGCAATGCAGTCACCTTTAACAAAACCGGGAAGGTCATTTATCTGTCCGCTGCCGATATCGATAGCTTGCTTACACTGCAGTGTGATGTTTCCAACTAGGAGGTGATCCTATGGCACTTATCACTTCCTGTCAGGCCTCATTTCAGAATGTTGCCGGATATGAGGAAGACATCGCTTCCCTTCAGGAAAATGTGCGTGAGTGCTATTCGGAGATTTCAAAATCCTCGGAACAGATCCGGCTCTCTGTTCGTGAAGAATATATCTCACGCTCAGAAATGGCAACGATCCAGCAGGATTTTCAATCCACCATCACTCAAAATAGTAGTGAAATCCGCATGGATTTTTCTGCTGTCACAGATGAGCTGAAGGACAATATCGCAACAAATCAGGAGCTCCTTGAAGAATATATCCGCTTCAAAGGAGCTCTTATTGAGCTAGGCAAGGTCGGAAATGCCTTTACTGCCGAGCTCTCCAACAATGAACTGGCCTTCAAAGAAAACGGACAGAAAATTGCCTATATCTCCAACAACAGCTTAGTTATCACCAATGCAGAGATTCGTAACAAGCTGTCCCTTGGTAATGAGACTAGAGGATGGTTTGACTTTATTCCAAGAAATAACGGTAACCTCTCTATCAAGTGGAGAGGTCCAGCATCGTAAAGGAGTGATTTATTATGGCTTCCAGCGGAAGTATTACAACCGGCACGAAAGAAGGCCATTCTGTCACCTTATCATGGACATTATCCAGTCAGGATATATCAAACAATACATCTACCATTGCATGGACGCTGAAAGGCTCCGGCTCAGGAAGTGGCTGGGTCATGTCTGGTGGTTTTAAGGCTGTTATCAATGGCACGACTGTTTACTCCACCTCAACCGATAATCGTATTCAGCTCTATAACGGAACTGTTGTAGCATCCGGATCCTTAAAGATCAGTCATAATGCAGATGGTACAAAATCTTTCAAATTAAGCTGTGAAGCTGGTGTTTATAGCTATGCAGTCAATGTATCCGCAAGCGGAACGCATACACTAAATACGATTCCAAGAGCGTCTTCGGTATCGGCAACATCAGTGAATATGGGCAGTGCCACAACAATTTCTATTTCAAGAGCATCTTCCTCCTTCACCCATACACTGACCTATTCCTTCGGTAGTGCTACCGGAACCATCACAACAAAGACCACTTCCACCTCTGTATCGTGGACACCTGCTCTCGCATTGGCAAGCCAGATACCGAGTACCACAAGCGGAACCTGCACAATTACCTGTGATACCTATAATGGCTCCACCAAGATTGGTACAAAAACCTGCACACTGACGCTAACAGTGCCTTCTTCCGTCAAACCCACTATCTCCGGTTTGACAGCAAATCGTATTGACGTCGATGTGCCAAGCACATGGGGCATCTATGTGCAATCGAAGTCGAAGGCTACTCTCACAATCAATGGTGCCGCCGGAAGCTATGGTTCAACCATAAAATCCTACAGCATCAGTGGCGGTGGATACTCTGGTACCTCTTCTACTCTCACTACTGGATTCTTGAACAGCTCTGGCACGATTACTTTTACTGCCACAGTGACAGATTCCAGAGGAAGAACTTCTGCTGCAGCTACCGTATCAATTACTGTCGTCGCCTACAGTGTCCCTTCCTTTAGCTCTTACAGCTCGCAACGATGCAACAGCAGTGGGGCAATATCGGATGATGGCACCTATATCAAGGCAACGGTGTCATATAACTTTGCATCCTGCAGCTCCAAAAACGCTGTTACTCGTTCTACCTACTACCGAGTAGCCGGGACAAGTACATGGACCAATGCTTCTGCCAGTTTCAATTCCGGTACGGCATTTACCTTCGGTGGCGGTAAGATTTCCACCGAAACATCCTATGAAGTTCGATACGAATTGACAGATGCTTTCACAACTATCAGCATCACCGATATCGTATCTACCGCATCAGTTGTTATGGACTTTAAGAGCGGTGGCAAAGGTGTAGCGATTGGCAAGGTATCAGAAACGGATAACTGCTTTGAAGTATCTGAGAAATGGGACGTAAAGGTCTACGGCAAGCTATTGAGTGAATATATCAAACAGGCTATCGGTGCTATCTATCCTGTCGGCAGCATCTATATGAGCGTCAAGAACACGAATCCATCCACCTATTTTGGAGGCACTTGGGTTGCTTGGGGAACAGGTCGAGTTCCAGTTGGTGTCAATGCCAACGATACCAACTTTGCTACCGTCGAAAAGACCGGTGGTGCTTCTACCGTCACATTAACTACGGCACAAATGCCTTCTCATACTCATGCAAAAGGTACATTGGCAACAGCCAGTGCCGGTGGGCATACTCATGACCTGAAGAACCAGAAAACCTCATGGGGTACCAGTGGTGGCAATCGAGTTCTGGTTGATGCGACTTCTGGATATACTGCTGTCACAAATAAAACCACCACTAGCGCTGGCGCACATACTCATACAATTTCCGGCTCCACTGCTTCTGCTGGTTCTGGCAGTGCTCACAACAACCTGCAGCCCTATATCACATGTTACATGTGGAAAAGGACTGCTTAATTTTTATTCGCAACTATCAGATGGTAGCTGCTTTTCTTATATCTAATTTCAGAAATGGAGGTATTTATCAATGAAAGAATTCTGGAACACAATTCAACTTATCTTTGCTGGCATTGGTGGCTGGCTTGGCTACTTCCTTGGTGGCTGTGATGGCTTGCTCTACGCTCTTATCGCCTTTGTTGTCATCGACTACATCACCGGTGTCATGTGTGCAATTGCCAATCACACGCTTTCCAGTGAAGTTGGCTTTAAAGGTATCTGTAGAAAGGTATTGATTTTCTTGCTTGTAGGCATCGCCAATATCCTCGACATTCATGTCATAGGATCTGGTAGCGTGCTTCGTACTGCAGTTATCTTCTTCTACATTTCCAACGAAGGCGTCAGCTTACTTGAAAATGCAGCTCACCTCGGACTTCCGGTCCCAGAAAAAATCAAAACCGTATTAGAACAGCTTCACGATCGAAGCACAAAGGAGGAAAACTAACATGACCTACACAAACAGTAAATTGGTAGCATACACCAAACTCAGTCCGAATCACTCCGGGCAGCGTACCCACAGTATCGACCGCATCACGCCCCACTGCGTGGTGGGTCAGCTGTCCTGTGAGAGCATCTGCAGCTGCTTTACCAGTCCGTCCAGACAGGCAAGCTGCAATTACGGCATCGGCAAAGATGGTCGCATTTCTCTCTGCGTGGAGGAGAAGAACCGCAGCTGGTGTTCTTCGTCCAACGCCAATGACCAGCGTGCAGTCACTATCGAGTGCGCCAGTGATGTGTCCGAGCCGTATGCAATGAACAGTGCGGTCTATGATTCCCTCGTCAAGCTCTGCACCGATATCTGCAAGCGAAACGGTAAGAAGAAGCTCCTGTGGCTTGGGGACAAGACAAAAACGCTGAACTATGCTCCGAAGTCTGATGAAATGGTGCTGACGGTCCACAGATGGTTTGCGAACAAGTCCTGTCCCGGTAACTGGCTATATTCCAGACTCGGTGATCTGGCCGCTAAGGTTACTTCTGAGATTTCCAAAACCTCTTCCGGTGGCGTCACTGCTTCTACTTCACAAATATATCGTGTCCGCAAAACTTGGTCTGATTCTAAGAGTCAGCTTGGTGCCTACAAGTTGCTGGCTAATGCTAAGAAAAAGGCAGATGAGAATGCTGGATACAAGGTATTCGATGCCTCTGGCAATATCGTTTATCCGAATGCTGCAAAGCCTGTCCAAACACCTGCTGCAGATACTTCCTATAAGGTTCAGATAGACATTACCAACCTGAATATCCGCAAAGGACCAGGTACCAACTATGGCAAGACCGGTCAGTTCACCGGCAAAGGCATCTTTACAATCGTCCAGGAGTCCAAAGGCGAAGGCGCTACCCTCTGGGGCAAACTGAAATCCGGAGCCGGATGGATTTCTCTGGATTTTGCAAAGAAAGTATAAGGCATATCAAGCACAGGGTCTGTGGGAGTTATCTCCTGCAGGCCCGTTTTTTTATTTATCTTTTTTCGGCCAAACTGCCATCTCGCCTCCATTTAGTAGTGAGGAACTTCCTCAGATCGGAGGCAAATTATGCAAGATAACATTACAGCTTCAATGCCGGGTTCTACTTCTCCGAAGCCAATACAGCAGTCTGATATTGAGCAGGATTATGACTTTTTACTAGCACAGAAGGTCTCAGAACAAATGATGAAGCTTGGACTTATTTCCTTGTCGGAATTCAACAAATTAACTGAAATAAATCGTAAAACATTCTCCCCGTTCTGGGTTGAGATTATGCCCAAAATTCCTTGATATATAAGGGATTCAGAGCTAATATGTGACACTAACGAAGGGAGGTGAACTACCGTGAAGAAGGTAACCAAAATTGACGGTGTACAAAAGAATACCGCCATAAATAGCAAGCTTCGAGTTGCCGCCTACTGTCGTGTTTCGACAGGAAGTGACGCTCAATTGGAAAGTCTTGAGGCTCAGAAAAGCCATTATGAACAATACATCAATTCTCGTGAGGATTGGCAGTTCGCCGGTCTCTACTTCGATGAAGGTATCACAGGTACCAAAGCCGAGAAACGACCGGAGTTGCTCCGCCTGATTACAGATTGTGAAGCAAAAAAAATCGACTTTGTTATTACGAAGTCCATCAGCCGTTTTTCTCGAAACACGACTGACTGCTTGGCTTTAGTTCGAAAGCTCCAGAATTTGGACATTCCGCTTTATTTTGAGAAGGAAAACATCAATACAGGCTCAATGGAAAGTGAGCTTTTCCTTGCCATTCTCAGTAGCATGGCTGAGGGTGAATCGGCATCTATTTCCGAAAATGCAAAATGGTCCGTGAAACGTCGCTTTCAGAATGGCACCTATAAGCTCGGCTACACTCCTTACGGCTACGATTGGGATGGTAAAAACATGATCATTAATCCAGAACAGGCGGCTGTCGTAAAAAGAATATTTGCAGATATTCTTTCAGGGAAAAGTACAAATGCTATTGCAGATGAGCTAAATGCAGAAAAGGTTCCATCTAAGAAAAATAATCACTGGACTGCCAGCACCATTCGAGGCATTCTTGCCAATGAAAAATATACCGGAGATGTTATTTTTCAAAAGACCTATACAGACGAAAACTTTAACCGTCACACGAATTATGGTGAGGTTGATCAGTACATGGCCCCGGATCATCATGAAGCCATTATCAGTCATTCGGACTTCGATGCAGCAAATGCGCTGGTTAATCAACGAGCTGCTGAAAAAGGTATAGAAAAAGGCAGTGATAAATATCAGCAACGCTATGCTTTCTCCGGAAAAATAATCTGCGGAGAATGTGGCGACACCTTCAAACGCAGGATACACACTTGCAACACATACAAATATGTTGCTTGGGCCTGCAACACACACCTAAAAGATAAGAAATCCTGCCATATGAAATATGTAAGAGATGATGAGATAAAGGTTGCATTTATGACGATGCTCAACAAGCTCATTTACGGCTATCGCTTGGTACTCATTCCTTATCTCAAAGTACTTGAAAACTCATCTGGTGACGAAGCCATCCAGCGCATTCAGCATTTGGAACTGCTTATCTCTCAAAACAGCGAGCAGCGTGAAGCACTAACAAAGCTGATGGCTCAAGGCTACATCGACCAGATCCTATACAATCAAGAAACAAATGCACTCCTCCTGCAGGCAGAGACCTACCGCTCTGACATTGAAGCAATCACCATCGGGATGACCGGCGACGCAGCCAAGGTCACGGAGACAAATCTTCTGCTACACTTTGTGTCCCATACCGATATGCTTACAGCCTACAGCGAGGAGCTTTTTGAAAACTACGCAGACCACATTGAAGTAATAAGCAGAAATGAAATCAAGTTTGCGATGAAATGCGGTCTGACATTCACAGAAAGGATTGGTGATTAAATGGGCCACACACCCTTTGGTTACAAAATAGATAATGGTATTGCCGTTATCGATCAACCGGCTGCTGACAAGCTCAGACAGCTTTACAAAAATTATCTGAGTGGTATGTCCTTATCGAAGGCTGCATCTGCTGCCGGAATTAAAACTTATCACGGCACTGCTAAACGATTGATGGAAACAGCCCATTATCTTGGCGACAGTTTCTATCCTGCTATTATCGATAAGGATACCTACCAGAAAGCACAAGAGGAACGCAAACGTCGAGCCACAGCCCTCGGACGAAATAATAAGCAAACACAAATGAGAAAGCTACAGATACCTACCCATTTCCATATGGGTGAGGTCACTGTCCTTTATGACAATCCCGTCAAACAGGCAGAATACCTGTACAATCTCATAGAAAGCGAGAGTAAATAATGGGAAATGTAATGTTAATTCCTGCAAGGCGACAAGTCGGAAGCAACGCCAGAAAGCAGGAAGAAGAAAAGCCAAAGCTCCGAGTCGCAGCGTACTGCCGTGTCAGTA